TTGCTCTGGTGATTGTATCATTAAACTCAAAGAGTTGTGCTCTTGCTGCTCTTTCAATTGATGATTCAAGTGTGAGGAATAAACGACGAACGTTAATTCTATCAAATGCCGAAGTGTATGAAAGGGCAGTCTTATCACCAAAGAGAATAATGCCAGCACCAGGAGAGAAAATAATTGGATTAATTCTCTTAGGATAAAGAGTATCTCTTTGTGCTTGTGAAGGATTATAAGCAAGCTTTACTGCGTTATTCAGTGCTCCTCTGCTTGCACCAGCAGGTGAGAACCAAGGAAATTGATTGATTGATGTTCTAGCCATCAATCCAGCAACGTCAGCATTACAAGCAACATATCTAAACTGATTATTAAATCTATCATAAATGTACTTATAACCAGTATCAAATACTGCGTAAGATGATGAAGTTAATGGGTCAAAGAAATTAACAATATTGTTAGTTTGAGTATCAGAGTTTGTTTGATTAACAACACCGTCTCTATGTGGTGAAATGGTAGCAACACAGTCCTTACGAATATCTGCGATTGCGATTAGTTCATTTGCTTTTGCTTGTGATTCATAAATTGAAGCACCACCAGAAGGACCACCAATCAAAAAGTCAATTTTGTATTCTGTTGGATTTGTGAAGTTTCTATAGGCACTAATAACATCCGATAAACCAACTGAATAACCACCAACACTACTAACTCCAGAATAATCTCTACCACTAGTTAAGTTGTAGATAGATGCTCCAATACAATTGAATGTACTGCCTTGTGCTTCTAGACCCCAAGTAGTATTAGATGCTGATGCGACACCCGATGGTGTTGAGAATTTTGTTTTATCTCCAGTTGGAGCAAGTCCAGGGAAAATATATTGTGAATTATTAGCAATAATATCCTTATAGTAAATTGCTTGCGATGGAGAAATCTTTGCATCTAATGCTTTAGATACATTGGTATATTTCTCTAAGATATTACCAGCAGTACCAGTTACTGCTCCAGTATCATCAACAACAACGACGTGAAGTTCATCATTTCTTCCACTTCTTTCAGAAGCATATTGAGAAGTTCTTGGTCTTGGTGCGATATTTTTCCAATAAACAGTAGCATTTGTTAATCCTAATGTTTGTTCATTATACCAATCAGAAACTGTTGCCCCCGTGCGACCACTAGATGCAATACCAAGAACCGCAAGTTCTACTGTTCCTGATGCTGTTGCTGCTGTACTTATGCCAATTGAATTTGCAGTAGATCCAACTCCAACATAAGTTGCATCTACTGGAATAAAAGAGTTAAGTCCAGATACTTCAACAATAAACTGACCCGAAACAAGACCAGTGGGAACAGTACTGACATTTATTGATGTCGAACCAGTAGAAGTTGTACCTGTAAATCTTGCAGTTGCGGTTTCTATTTTAACAAAAGTACCACTATTGTTTATAATTCTAATAGTTTGATCGCTATTAAATGCATTTACACCTCCTTCCGAATAAGAAGTTTCAGTAAATACAGTTGAACCAGAACCAGTTTTTGCAGTAATTTTTACATCAATTGAACCAGCATTAACTTTGGTAATAATACCTTTAAGAGTTCCTGATTCTAATGTTGTTGTTCCAATACCAGCAACTGTTGCAGAAAAACCAGCAGTAACAGCATAACCAACTGCATTAGACAATCCAATAGTTCCAATTGCAATTCTTTGGTCTGCTGCGGCATCAATAACACAAACCTTCAAGTTATTTGCCCAAGAACCTGGGTTTCTAGCAGCCCAAGCCCAAGTAGGAGCAGTGGTCAGATTATTATAATCTTCTGCTGATTTAATTTTAAGTGTAGTTCCTGCGGTAGAACCAATCCCAGTAGAATTTGCGTTGTTCAACACTGTTCCATCACATCTTACAACTCTTAGAATACCACCATAAGAAAGATACGAAGAAGCACCTAGCCAATATTCGTATTGCGAGTCTGATGAAATTGGTTTTCCAAATGTATTGAGTAAATCATTCTCTGTTTCAATTAAAATAGGAACATCAACTGGACCCTTTTGAAAAGGACCAGCAATAGCTCCAACTTGATTGTTTGCTGCGGTAATTCCACCAACAGTCAAATCAACTTCTCTTATTCTGACTCCTGGTGATACTAAATTTAACGCCATCTGTTTCCCCTCTTGAAGAAGTTCATTTTGCCTAGAAGTATTTATAAATTGTTATTCTTCAAATGGGGAAACAATACGTGAACAATTACCAGTCTGGATATTGGCAATCTATGGATTTTTGTGGTTGTTTTTTTCTACTATTGATAATTCTATTGACAGTACACTCTTTACATTCATATGAATAGGCAGATGGAAATCCTCTTCTATTTTTTCTAGTCAAATAAAAATCATTTAGTAAATCTTTTTTTATTTTACAAACCCTACATTTTCTTTCTTTGAAGAGTAAATTATCCAATTCAAGTCCTTCTTCAAAACTCATTATTGATATTCCCACATAAAAGATCTATCCCCATACTCATCCAAATGCCACCTATCACCATCATTATCAACAAATGAGGTGTCATCACTCAATCCATCAGACATAAATCCAAATGGTGCCATATCTTGTTCGATTTGATCTTTTTGATCTTCGTATATTCTTTTACGAACATCATTATCCGTCATCTCCTTGAAATAATCCTGAACAACTAACCAAGCAAAAATCACAAGACACATCGCAAGGTCATCATTACATCCTTCTTCTGCTTCAAATGATTGACTTTTTTGAATAAAAGTTGTTAATTCACTAATGATATCGTAATCTTTGATGATTAGTTTATCATCTTCAATAATTGTTTTTAGGTTAGAGCATCCAACTTTTTTAACTGTTTTGGACATTTTAATTCCAAGTTGAGTTTTCTTACCAGAAAAACCCTGACCGACCATTTGACCTGCCCTTCCTCTCATTGAACACATCAAAATATTATCATATTCCAAATCATAATGAAGAATACTTGAAACTTGCTCTCCGATATCATTTACTTCGGCAAGAACAAATGCTTTGTTGTATGCTTTTGCTATATCGTGAATAATATTTGGAAAAAGCATAGGTTTGATTTCATTATTTCGATATTTTGCTACTACTTTATATGGGAATTGACTAATATCAAATACAATAAACGCAGAGTAATCGTTACTCATTCCACGAGATACGTCCACAGTCATTAAATATGTGTGCTTTTCGATTGGATCTTCATAGACATCCATTCCTTTACTTCTATTGAGTGGATCATCATAGACCATCATTCTAAGTTTTGATGGAGTAATCAAAGTATCAACAGACCCTAAAAATTCGCACTCAAACTCCTGTGTAAACTGTCGTTCAGAAGTATTCGCAATAGTTTGTCTCTTCCACTCTGCGTCCCTTCCAGGCACCGCAGACCAATGGACTTCGAGTGGAATATAACCATTCTTTCCTCTCTCTGCGTCATGCCAGAGTTTATAAAACATATTCATCCCATTAGGAGTTGAGATGATAATAACTTTTGTACTCGTTCCTGAAGAAATAGTAGGATACACAGAAGAAAAGAACTGTTCTGCGATGTGATTTGGAATGAACGCAAATTCGTCCAAGAAAATAATATTAAAAGAGTTTCCTCTAACAGCAGATGATGATGTGGATGCTGCTACAATTTTAGAACCATTTTCAAGTTCTAAAGAACCCTTGTTCCAAGAACCAACACCTTGCTGCAACCACTTTGGTAAATTTTCATAAGACAGTTGCAATCTACCTAAAAGTTCTCTTGCGGTTTCTGCTTTATTTGCTAGAATTGCGATTCTTATATTATCATTGAAAAGAGCATAGTGAAGAAGATAAGATACAACAGTTGTTGATTTTCCTGTCTGTCTAGGAAGTTTTGCAATATTAAATCTATTCTCGTGAAAGTTTGTAATCAATTCTTCTTGAAAATCATACATTTCAAAAGGCATTAAACCGTGGTCCAAAGAAACAATCTTCACATAATTCTTTGCGAAATAAATTGGATCATTTTTGCATTTTAAATATTCTTGAATTTGGTCTGTTGTAAATTCAATATTGACGTTTTCCGCTTTTAAATTTGGATTGCCTTTATAATGT